GTCCAAGGATTCGGCCTACAGCTTGTCGATTCCGGTGTGGGCTCCGGTGGCCCGTATCGTGCTCTTCGTATCACTTCAAATTTCAACCAGGTGGACGCGCTGGTTGTCAAAGTGGCGGAGGGGAACAGCACAAGCCTGACGTGGGAGGGTATCTCGCACACCGCCGGAACCGATATGCTCGTCACCAATTGCGTGGTGATCGGCAGCGACACGGCAAATGTCGGCGCAATCAACGGAATCCGTTCTGCACAAACGAACGACAAAGTTTATAACTGCGACGTCTACGGGTGCAAAGGTGGCTCCTTCGGCCGCGGAATCCACGTCAACGGCACCAACGCCGACGTGCGCGACAACATCTCGGTGCGGTCGGGGTTCCAAGATTTTTCGCCGGCTTCGACCTTCGACCACAATATCAGTTCGGACAATACAGCCACCGGGGTGGGATCTTTCACCCTTGAATTGCAGGAACTTTTGTTCCTCAATGCCCCTTTTGGTGACTTCCGAATCAAACAGTCCAGTCACGCGCTGGATTCGGGTTCCGATCTTTCCGCCACCTTCACACTCGACATCACCGGGGCAACGCGTACCGGCCAGTGGGATATCGGAGCGTACAATGGGTTTGGTGTCCCGTTCTCCGTTCCCCCGACCCAGGTAATCAATAGCATCGGGTCAGCCGGAGGACGAGACTATCCGACCATCGCCGCGTGGGAGTTGGCCACGCGTTTGCACTTGGTGGCATTGAACAAACAATATATCGGAGAGTGCTACGACGACTCCGATTTTAGTGTTACGACAGTTGGGATTTCGGATGTTCCTGACTACAACCAGGCCGTCACCGATCAAACACGCTTCCGGATTCTGCGAGCCGCAACCGGCCAACGTTATGACCCGGTGGGTGACACCGGGGTTCTTATCACGAACTCGAGCACCGGAACTACGGTCAAAATCGCTGAGAATTATTTCCAACTCCGCGGTGTGCGAGTGGATAACCTCGTGGCCGGCACTTCTGACACGGAGAGTGTCCGTGTAACCGGGGCCAACGTCGTGGTGGACGCCGTGTTCGGCTCCTTGCCGAACGGAACCGCCGGCAACCGTCGTGTGTTCTACGGAACCGGGGCCAACGGCCGGTTCCGTAATTGTTTCGCATCCGGAGCCTCCAACACTGACGGAGCCGATATCGGCTTCCAAGTCACAGGCGCAGGTTCCAAGGTCCAAAACTGCGCAGGGTCCAAGATTCGCCGCGGTGCATCGGGTACGGTATTCAAAGATGGTGGCGGGGCCGGCGGAGTCCGATTCCAAAACTGCATCAGTGGAGTAAGCGACGTTGGGTTCAATGTCGTGGTCGGGTTCCAGGATCATAACGTTAGCCTCGACGCAACCGCGGCCGGGATCGGGTCATTCATCAATCAATCTGCGGCGGCCATTTGGCAAGACTCGACCAATAACGACTTCCGGTTACTCTCCACGTCGGTGTGCGTGGACGCCGGCACCCGTTTTTCTAGCGAATTCACTACCGACTTCGCCGGCTTGGACCGTGCGGGCGCGTGGGAGATCGGACCTTACAACGGGTATCTTGCTCCGCCCGCGTACAAAAAGCGTCAGGTCGGGCGCACCAGTCACCTGGTCTCTTGCTGGACAATCGAACTCGTGGCCGGCGGAGTGTACCGGTTCACCGATGACTCGTCACCCTTGGTCTTCCGCGGGTTGTTGTTCCCCGCTGGTGGCAGCGTGTCTGCGTCCACGCGCCGACGTGAAATTTCCCTTCGCGAGCACAACGTCGAAATCTCCGGGTTCGTGTCGGATTCCTTTGTGAGTCTGACTCGTTTGCAATCCGACGCGTTCGCCAATGCTCGAGTGACCGAATCCCTCGTCGACTCCAGGTTCCCGTTCGGGGAGCCGGTGCTCGAGAGTGTGTATTATGTCAAAGGACCATTCAAATTCGACAAGGAGTCATGGACGGCGCAATTGATCGGGTCCGCGTCCCGACTGCAGAGCAACATCGGCGGGTTGTACACACGTGGGGACCGGTTCAAGTCTGGCGATATCGATTTCTCCACGTATACCCAATTTGACAAGGCCATCACCACATTGAACGTGGCCAGGCTCTCCTTTGACGCGAGTTCGCTCTCAGGGTCGTTTGCAGATGGGTGGTTCGATTTCGCGGTTCTGACGTGGAAGACCGGCAACAACGCAGGGAAGCGCAGCGAAGTCCGCGAATATATGCAAGCGACACGGACACTGACACTATTTCTCGAGACTCCTTTTGAAATCCAGGTGGGGGACACTTTCGATCTCGAGCCTGGTTATGACTTGTCCTTCGATGCTCGCAAGGCGAAGTTCAATGACGGGGTGAATTTCAAAGGTTACCCGTTCATCCCCGGCGGTCATCGCGCTCTTCAAACTCCTAACAGGTAGCAGCCCCCATGGGTATCAAAGTTCGACGTACTGTCAATGCCGCAGGTGAGGAAAACTTCCTCTTCTGGTGTCCCGGTTGTGACGTCATGCACGCTTTCCGCACGCACCGCGACACCGCGGACACTCGGTCACCGGTTTGGACCTTCAACAACAACGCGGAGAAACCGACGTTCTCCCCGTCACTTTTGATCAAGAATTCCGACCCGAAGTATCCGGGCAAGACTTGTCATCTGTACCTGCGCGATGGTGTGATCGAGTACCTGCAGGACAGTCAACACAAGCTCGCCGGAGAAGTGGTCGCCTGTCCTGAATTCCCGAGATGACCGAAGGAACACGTTTAGTAGTTGCGGCCCGTTTTTACTTGGGCACGCCTTTTGTTCACCAAGGTCGGTGTCACGGGGCCGGCGTCGACTGCGTGGGACTCTTTGTGTGCGCAGCGCGCGATATCGGAAAGATGGTGCTGGACCGCAACGTGTACACCCGCAACCCGAACGGACGGGGACTCATTCGGGAACTCTCGAAACAACTCGTCCGCGTCTCAAGCCAAGGTGATCCGCTCTCCGTCGAGCCCGACTTGAATTGCTTGGACGGGGCGCAGGACGGCGACGTGATTGCCTTTTGGAGGGAACGTCCCAATCTCCCGCGGCACGTGGCGATCAAATCCGACGTCGGAATGATTCACACCTGGTCCGAAATCGGGCGCGTGGTGGAGCATTCTTTGGATAATTGGTGGGCCGAACGCGCGCACAGCCGGTGGAGACTCGCCTAAAATGGGACTCGAGATCGCATTTGCCGCGGCAACGACTATTGGTGCCCGACTCGGGGCTAATAGTTTCTTCACCAACCCGGTCTTTGCGTATCTCAATCCTTCGTCGTACCTGTCGACGTACCTGTATCAGGAATTCACCTATCCGGCTCTTTTCGCGCCGGCCAGTCTCGAAGGTCCGAAGCTCCACGGGCTCCAGTTCCAACAAGTGGACGAGGGCCTACCGATCAATATTGCGTTCGGTTCCGAGGCCAAACTCAGCGGGCAGGTGATTTACGAATCCGACTTGATCGAACGCCAGAATTCGCACTCCCAAAACGGGAAAGGTGGAACCGGGGGCGAATATGTCGAGTATACTTACTCGATGCACGTGGCGATCGCGCTGTGCGAAGGCGAAATTTCGCGCGTGCTCAAGATTTGGGCGAACGGCAAGGTCATTTATGACGTTGGCTCGACTATTCAGTATTCGAGCAATTTGGTGGCTGGCGTGGTGGGCCAGGTTTCTTATTTGATTTATCAAGGCCCGATCACTGGTTGGGTCAGTCAGATCAAATATTACCTGAAAATCACGTCCCCCTCGAACGGTCCGGATCTTTCTATCTACCGACTCGGGCAAAAGCTTACGATCAACAACGCTCCGTCGACAGATAATGGTTCTTGGAACGTCATCGAAGCCGTGCTCAATAACGACGGAACTTCGCACGTCAAGGTCGAACGCTACCAGGTACAGGGGTTCGCCCCGTTCGCCGCGTGGACCGCCGGCACTCAAACCCCGACGCTCACACAGGTAGTGTCCACGTTCTCGCAAAAGAACATGGATAGCCTGACCTTCTACACCGGCAGTAATACGCAAGGCGTCGACCCGCTGCTTGAGGCACTGGAAGGAACAGGCAACGTTCCGGCGTTCCGTGGGACGGCGTATGTCGTCATCAAGAATTTGCAGCTTGTCGACTTCGGGAACGTTTTACCGCAACTCGAGTTTTTGGTGGAAGTCAACCCGGCCGAGACCGTGGGCACCGCGTGCGCCGGCATCCTGCGTCGCGCCGGCTACTCAGATGATGAATACGACGTCGCGAGTCTGACGGAACCAGTCCTTGGTTACGTGGTGCGCGGAATGCAGCCGGCAGCTTCCGCCTTGCAGCCCCTGTTCATCGCTTACGAATTGGTGTCGTGGGAGGACGCCGGGGTGCTGCGAATCCTCAAGCGCAAAAACGCGCCTGTGGTGGACATCGACCCGGCTTTGCTTGCCGCTGGTCCTCCGGGAACCGATCGCCCGCGCACGATTCAGGACACGTCGATTGATGAAACCGTTCTCCCTTCACAGGTGACGGTGACGTATTTCGACCCGCTCCGGGATTGGCAAAAATCCACGCAGCACGACATCCGCCGCACGGCCGGGAACGAGATCCAGCGCGGAATCGATCTCCCGATGTCGTTTGCTGCAGCCGACGCACGCGCCTTGGCCAATCACTCGGTGTGGGGCGCGCCGGTCATCGAGCGCAAAATGGCAACCTCGATTCCTCCGTCCCTGGTTGGTATCGTGCATGAAGCTATGATCATGCACTTCACCGCGGACGGCAAGGAACGAAACCTGTTTGTCGAGCGCGTGGACCGTGGGGCCGAGTGGACACTCGCCGTCGAAGGTTTCAACGAACAGAAACAGATCTTCGACGTCTCACCTGAGCCGGAAAGTCCGCCTGTTGAAGAAAACGATGGGGGCGATCTTGGGCTGAATACTCAGCACCGGAGCCTTGCTCCACAGCCCCTCATCTTCCACATCTTGGATTGCGCAGCGCTCCAAGACGACCATCAATATTCGCCGGGGTTCTACGTGGCGTGCGCACTCACGTCCACCGAGGAACGCTTCACGGGCGGGGCCTTCTACGAAAGCGTGGACGGGGGCATCGACTATCGGTTGGTGTCGTACATCCAGGAGGAAGCCGTTCTTGGTGCCACGAACACCGAACTCGGGGGCGGCGTGATCCCGGAATTGTGGGACCTGGCAAACACCGTCGATGTCGAGCTCACAAATGGTACTCTGGAGAGCGTCGACCAGGACA